AAAGAGAATAAAATAATGCCTATAAAATTAACAAAGAGCGCATCTGTACGTGATAGAGCTACAGGAAAAATAACAGTACAACATGATTATATTAAATCACACTCAACAAAAGATTTAATTGAAAAATATAACACTGGTACTAAACCAAAGGTTAAACAAAAAATTAAAAATGAATTAGTAAGACGCGGTGGCGTGGTATTTAAATAATGGCTAAACCAAAAACAAGTGGTATCAGTGGTATTACTCCAATTCGAAAAGGTACTTCAATAGGAAGAAATCCTAAATCGAGAGCAACCATGAATAAAGCTAAAAAGAGAAGTTTTAAGAAATATCGTGGACAAGGAAAATAAAGTACCAGAAAATACTATTCGTATTAGTTGCTCAGTAGATATACCATATGATCATAATGTATTAAATTATGGATTTAAATCCAGAAAGATATTATTAGATTATATTAAAAATGGTGGATATTATGTCGTCACAAATGGACCGAATAAAAGAAGTACTTAATTTAGAGGAGTACAAAAAGAAACAAAAGAAACAATTTAGAAGAAAGATTCTAAGTACAATACTTGCAATAGGACTTATTACTGGAGCAGTATTATTTTGGATATATTATGGATAATAAACAATGGCATGGTGGAAAAGGATCAAAGAGAAGAAATTCAAATGATTCTTTATACGCAGATAATTGGGAAAAGATCTTTGGTAAAAAGAAACCAGAAGTCACTGTGCGTAAAGAAACACCAAATCATGCCACTACACAAATTCACAAAGATCAGACAAAAGTCATACCGAGAAGGTATAAATATAATAACGAGGAACAAATATGAGTATAGATATAGATCAATTTGATTTTGGTTTTACAGCTGTTGATGAAAACGAATTAGAAGCTGTACAGAAATTATCATCAGAAGCTTCAACAGTTGCAGCATCTGCAGAAATAAACGAAGAAAAACTTAATAAGCTCTATAATGCTATATTGCCTCTCTTATCAAATTTAAAAGCAAACCCAGAAAAGGATTATATTTACTGGCCAAATAGGACAGAAAAAGTAGAAGCCTTTGAAGATTTAATATCAGGAATAGTTAAATAATGACGTTACAAACTTCAGGTAATATTTGCATTGGTGATCTTAAGACAGAGTTTAGTTCATCTGCAAATTGTTTAACATCATATTATGCAGGAGGTGGTGTAGTACCATCTGGAGCATCTGGAACAAATGGTGCAGTTCCTACAAGTGGAACAATTTGTTTAACAGATTTTTATGGTGTTTCAAATGTAATTCCAACTGTTTCAAATGTACAAAATTATACTGGAACCTATGCAGCTGAATTTTCTGCGCTATTATCATATTCAGGTGGCTTTGGTGCTGATAGTATTACTTATCAATTAGTTATGAGAACATCAACAAGTGGTAGTAATTATGTTGCAACTCTTTATGTAGAAGAAACAAGTGATGCATATGGTGTATATAATAGTGCAGGAATGACAACAGGAACTTTATATCCAGTTCAAACTGTTACATTTACACAAGGTAATTGGCCAGATAGTTATGCATTAGATCATTCAGTTTCAACCCAAAGCAGTGGCGGAGCTGTAGATCCAGCAACAGCTTTAGTTGCTGGAGTAGGAGAAACTTATACATCTGGAAGTAATTGGGATAATACATCATTCGAACTTTTAAATCCTACAACAAATACAGCATTTAGAACAACTCATTTAACTACAGGAGAATGTTTTACAGGAACTGTGATATATACTGATACATATAGTCTTAATTTTATTAAATCAGGATATCCAACTTTAACAGCTGCTACATTTAGTATAGCTTGTGAACAGGATATGAATCATTCAGGACTTTGCCCATAATGTCAAATATACAAGCACCAACTTCAGAAACATCTATCTCTAAAATAAATAATAATAACTTTATTATTACAATGGGGCCTGGTGAATGGACAGAAAATAGAACTGATGGAGTTATAAAATCAATTGATTTTGTAATTAAAGGATGGTTAAATGATAATGCTCCTACAATAGATAGAGAAATGCATAATGGAGATACTATAAATCATTTGCAATGGGGGCAAACAGGCTCAGTAGAAGAATCATTTAATTGGGTCGTACCAGAAGATTTACAAACAACAGCAACATGGCATGGGCATAATCATCCACATGATGAAGATAATGATGATCTATATGGAACACGATCAAAACAATGGTTATCACTTATAAAACAAACTGATGAATATATAACAGCACATGCTTCTGTTATATCTCAATTGGAGGCACTCTAATGTTTTGGAATAGTAAAGACATCGACATAGAACAATTAAAAGAAACACTCAAAGTAGATGAAGGTGTAGTATATAAAATATACAAAGATCATCTTGGTTATCCTACATTCGGAATAGGACATCTAGTTATAAAAGAAGACAAGGAATTCGGTCAGGAAGTTGGCACTGAAGTTTCAGAAGATCGTGTAAACGAATGTTTTGAAAAAGACGTGCAATCAGTGATCGAGGATTGTAAAAAACTACATGATGGTTGGGATGGTTATCCACAAGAAGTGAAACAAATCGTTGCAAACATGATGTTTAATATGGGACTCACGCGCTTGAGCAAATTTAAGAACCACAATGCAGCGCTGCAAGGTGGTGATTGGAAGGAGGCTGCCAAAGAAGGCAGAGATTCGAAATGGTACACGCAAGTGACAAACAGAGCCGAAAGGCTAATGAAGAGACTCGAGGAGATCTAAAAAAACCGAAACATAAAGGTAATTTTTGGTGTCATGAGAGAAAAGACTTTTTCAAATGGGAAGAGTTGATTAATTATAACTATAAGACCTAGGAGGTATATATTATGGATTTAGCATTCATAGTGATTGGTGGAATAATATTAGCAGCAGGAATTTATGCTGTTTATGATAATTCCAAACCTGCGTCAGGAGTTAGAGCAAGAAACGAGAAAGGACATTTTGTAAAAGATGATCCTAATACTCATCACAAAAACGAAGCTTATAAAGATGGTAAAACACCAGCTAAGAAAAAAGCTCCAGTGAAGAGAAAGCCAGCAGCTAAGAAGCCTGCTGCTAAGAAAGCTCCAGCTAAACGCAGAACCAGAAAAACAGCAAAGAAATAATTTGCACTTAATCTAGATTAAGGGATCTTTTAGGTCCCTTTTTTTATACCTAGAGGTTTAGACCTTATAAATAATACCGTATGGAAGAGATATTTACACTTATATCAGATGTAGGATTACCTATAGCTGGTGCTTTAGTGATGGGATTCTTTATCTTTACAATCATTAAACAAATACTCGAAGGTGTTGTTGATGACATTACCACACTTACCATGTTTTGTTCAAGCTTAGAAAATAGAGCAAGAACAATGAGTAATGAAATGGTCAAGATTGATTTACTTGTAAGTAGTGCATTAGAATTAAGACCTGATATCGAACGAATAGCTCGTGCAGAGAATTTTATCGAAGATGGTAAACTTGACGTAAGAAGAGATTAATATGGAAATTGCTGATTTAATAGCCAATTATGGCTTTCCTACTGTTATGGTTGTGGGTTTAGGATATTTTGTTTACTTTGTTTGGAATTTTATAAGTGAACACTTAGATCCAGCCACAGAAAAAATGCATTTCCAACTTATAAGAGTGATTGATCAAATGAGAATGCTTGATCAAGACCTTATTAGATTACAACAAAAAGTAGACGTGGTATTGGAATACAGAGAGAATGAAAAAAAGAAAAATAGAGAAAGTTAAAAGTCAAGCTGAAGTATTAACTTTAGTAAGTCTTTTTGTCATATCGATTATGGCTGTTTCTCCTGTTAACGCTACAGAAATAGTACACAAGTTTAAAAATCCTTCCTTTAGTGGTATAGGAACAGCATCGCATTATTTGACTGTAGAGAACCAAGAGTTTTCTCGTAAGAAACAAATAGAAGAAGCATTAGAAGCTGCAGAAAAAGCAGCACAAAGAGAAGCTGAAAATACCACACTTGCTAAGTTTATTCGTAACTTAGAAAGTAGAATATATGCTCAAATGTCTAAGCAATTAGTAGAAAGCATGTTTCAAAACGACGGTGCAGTACGATTTGGATCTTTTACATTAGAAGGTTCAGTTGTTACTTATGAAGTGATAACCAATGAGGATGGTTCAGAATTTATTAAAATGACTATAGTTGATACAAACGGAACAGAAACGGTAATCGAGATTCCAATTGGAACAGGTTACTTCGGGAGTGACTATGGTACGACACCTGACGGCTAGTTTCTTAGCAATAATTTTACTTACAAACTGCGCACAGATTCCAAGATATACTGAGGATCCAACTATCTGTAATCCAGATATGTGGGGCGATGAATATGATCATAATGTAGTTGAATGGGTCAAAGCAAGTGGAAGAGTCTTTAAAAAGGCAATGCCATATATTTGTGTTGATGTACCTGAAATTGTTAAGATGCCATCATACTTTCAATTATTAGATTTACCACCAGCTGAAACGAAACCAGTTGTTGCTGTATATCAATTTGCAGATAAAACAGGACAAAGAAAAGCTCTTGATGGTATAGCATCATTTAGTACAGCAGTAACACAAGGTAGTACTGAAATGCTCATTGATGCATTAAAGAGTGCAGGTGGTGGAACATGGTTTCGTGTAGTAGAAAGACAAGGATTAGATAACCTTGTAAGAGAACGACAAATTATAAGAAGTGCACGCCAAGACCTAGCAAAGGCAGAAGGCAAAGAAGAAGCACAAGGAATTCAACCATTACTTTTCGCTGGAATGTTAATTGAAGGCGGAGTAATTGGTTATGATACTAACATACTATCTGGAGGGCGAGGCGCACGAACTCTTGGGATAGGTGCTAGTCGACAATATCGTAAAGATGTTGTCAC